TTTTGCGTCAGCAAATAATTTTAACATAGCCCTGTAAGCCGTGCCACTGTTATACTTCATCTTTTATATAATTAAAGTTAATTACCATTCTTCTATCATGATCTGTACTAGAAGATCCGGTATGTTTTATATGTGAATCAAATTCAACAAATTGATTTTCTATGCTTTGTATCTTTTCTCCATTTTCAAATTTTGAATAACCATTATTACTATTTACATAGAATATACCTGTTTTTATTTTACAATTTTTATTTATAAAATCCACATGCATACCATGCTCAACATGAGTTAATGTTCTTACGGTCATGTTTGCTTTAATTCTAAGTAAAGAAAAAATATTAAGTTTGTTTAACAAAGGGACAAGCATGTCAAAATAATGAGATACAATCCTATATTTATTGTAGAAAGGATGTACAAACTGCATATTGGGGACGTTCTTTGCTATTAAATGAGGATAAAGTATTTCACTTGCATACCAAGGAAAATCAGCAGACTCCATCGTTAATTTTATAGCGGACATTTCTTCTGGTTTTAAAAAATCTTTGTACACTTTCATATATCAAGTTCGGGCCTAGAATAAACCCACATATAGTTTTTCTTATAGTATTTGTAAAATTCTTTGTCCTTAAAATAGTTTGCAATACGATCAGAAGACACTTGATCTGATACAATACACTCCGCTACTTCTTCGTATTCAGATTTTTTTAACTTCTTACTCATTTTCCTTAGCTTCTCCCCAACTTTTACCAAGAGCTACATCACATTTAAAAGGAACTTTTAAGTTTTCTACTGCATTTTCCATTTTACTTTTTATAACTTTAATGTCAGCATCAGTTCCCACACTAAAACATAATTCATCGTGTATTTGTAATAAAGGTAAATGTCCTGCCTTATAACAATCAATCATTGCTTGTTTAGCTTGATCAGCTGCAGATCCTTGAATTAATCTATTCAAAGCTTTGTAAGTAAATGCTCTTCTTATGTTGTTTCCGTAATTGGCTTTAGCCTCGTTATAGTCCATAGCTTGATTCATTCCAAATGTAGCAGGTTCCCATTTATCAAATCTACATTTACGCCCCTTTATTGTTCTTATAAAACCAAACTTACTAGCAGATTGTGTTACAGCACTAGCTAATTTTTTTACAAAAGGCACTCTAGAATTGTATTTATTTAAAAGGACTTCTGCTTTGTCTTTACTTATGCCTAATTCCTTTGAAAGTTTTGCTTTACCCATTCCATAAAACAATCCTAAATTAATTGTTTTTGCTTGTGTTCTAGATATACCAGCCATATCAGCTACAATCTGGTGAAAGTCTGCAGACTCATCTTCATAAGCTTGTATAAATTCATCAGATCCATCTAATTTTTCTCCTATTGATGCGGAGTAATGGGCTACAAGTCTTGGTTCTTGTTGTGAGTAATCAAAAGATCCCCATTGTCTTCCATCCTCAGGTAGAAATAAACTTCTAATTTTATTTCCATACTCTTTGTTTCTTGCTGGTATTTGTTGAAGGTTTGGATTTGCGTAAGATAGTCTGCCCGACACAGTTCCACCTTGATCTGATCTTAATTGGTTTATCTCTGCGTGTATTCTGCCTTTGTGTACGTATCTTTGTATAGAATCTATAAATGTTGAATGAAACTTATTTATTTCTCTAGCTTCTCTAACTAAAGCTGCAATAGGATGATCACAATTCTGTAACCAATTAGTTGTAAAAGATGGTTCATTAGACTTTGCTGTTCTTGGATATTCTACACCCAACCTATCAAACACTTGTGCTACACTTCTTGCAGCCCAAATATCTACGTCTAAAGTTGTTTCTTTTCTTATTTTTTGTAAGACTTGTTTTTCTTTTTGTCTAAATTCTTTTTTTAATAATGCTGCTTTTTCTTCATTAACTCTTATACCAACCTGTCTCATTTTAATTAATATAGGCAACAGCTCCATCTCCATTTCCCACACATCATTAATAGATTGTTTTTGTATCTCTGCTTTGAATCGGTGCCAAAGTTTTAATGTTAATGCTGCATCTTGTTCTGCATAGAAACCAACATAACCTGCAGGCATTTTCCAAAGATCTTGTTTAGGGTCTATGCCCCACTCTTTCGCTTTCTCTTTTAAAAAAGTTTCGTTTTTAATTTCACCAAGATAATCTTTTGCGCATGCATTAAGAGAGAAGCTCCATCTATTCTCATCAATTAAAGCTGCAGCTACCATTGTATCTACTATCTTTCCATTAATCTCAAAACCATTAGCAAGTAACCAACCCACATCATATGATGCATTATGAAAAATTTTTGTGCTAGGTCTTTTTAGTAGGTCAACCATAAATGCAGTTGTTACAGATAGGTCCATATTACCACCAGCATCGTGCTGTATTGGAAAATACCATTGCTGACCCAAAGCAGCAACGGCAAAACCAACAATACCCCCATCAAAAGTTGCCCAACCAGAACCTCTTGTTTTTAAATTTGGATCTTTAGTTTCTAGATCAATAGCAACTTCATCTGCATGTCTTAAATCAGGGTACTCCGATGGAGCAACCCAATCCGAATCATTATATATAAAATTTAATTGATGACTCATGCGTCTTGCATTTGAGCTATCATCGCTGCCCACTCCTCTTCTTTAATAGGAGAATCATCAGGAAGAAGCTCCCTTTTCTTTTTCTTTTTTTTAATAAAGTCTATCTCCATCTCACAGTAATGTATTATCTTTTGTAAATCTTCTATCCCATTCTTATCTTCGTACCTAACTACATATCTAATTACATTGGCTTGAAAGGGATTTAATAAATTTTCTCTTATGAATGTCCAAGGAGAAATGGCATATTTCTTGTAATGAGAACCACCAATTTGTTTTTTAGACATAGTTACTTTTATACAATTTATAATATTTACTCAAGGGAAAATGATACTTGTGATATGTACCCAATAAATGCAATGTGTTAATACTTCTTGTAACGCCTGTATACCATACCCTTAGTTCCTTGATTCGTTCCTCTAAACTTTTTCGTTCGTAATGTGAAGGAAAGTTGCATTTAGCTGATATTACTACATTGTCTGCTTCCCCTCCTTTAACTTGGTGAATAGTATCTATAATAATTCTTGCCTTGTCTTCTAAATTAAAATTGTTCTTTAGAAGTTTTCTAAAGTAAATTTTTTCTTTATCTTTAAACTTTCTTTGAAAAGCATCCATCCAATTTTTTCTCTCCTCTACCATGCCTCCTTGTAAATGTAATTCATCAAAATTAAATACTTGATTAGGATGAGCAAAGCTCCACTTTTTACTGTCCGTTGATCGGTAGCCGTGATCTATGTTTAATAAAAAATTGTACATGTTGCAGGCATCTTCTCTCGTAATTGCACCACCATCACATATTGTTTGCCAATCACAGATAGCTTTCCATTGATTAATATCAAATGATTTGTTTCCACGCATATCTTGAAAATACAAACCTAATTTTCTAGCTTCATCCTGTAATTCTTTTTTAACATCGTTTATTCTAGCAAGCACCATCCAAGACCCCTGAGTTTCCCAAGGTATTTTTTTTAATGTGCTCCACTTATATATTGCCCCATCGTTACCGTTTGATGTAAATTCTTTTTCGATTCGGTGTCCTTCCATACCGTTTAAAATACACTTAGAAAAGAAATGTACTTTTTTATTCAATCTTCTAGACTCTTTTAGTATTTTTACTTTTCCAGGAAACGTTTGGAAAAATATTACATCAGCGCCATTCCACTCATAGATAGCTTGGTCATCATCACCTGCTATATAAACTTTGTCAGAATGTAATGCTAATTTCACAACCATGTCCCACTGCAGAGGAGTAAGATCTTGAGCTTCGTCTACCATCAAAACTTTAAAAGGTATCGGTAAACCTGTATCAATATATTTTTGTACCATGTCTGTAAAATCTAAACGATCGTTTTTAAATTTACCTGGTGTAGATTCGTATGTTTTATATCGTTCATACCCTGCAATGATAGATTTAAATTGTTGTAACCTAACTTTTTTACGAGGTTCTCTTTTATATAAATCGATAGGATTCATTTTCATATTTCTGGCTCTATCATAGATTTGTAAAGACCAATTGTTATAAACCTTTTGATCATCCCACGTAGGTTTGTAATTAATTTTAACTGTTCCATATTGTGTATGAAACTGAAGCATATCTACTTTTGGATCTAATACAGGTATGTCAGAAAATTGCTGTCTTGCTAAGCTATGTAAGGTTCTAAAATATTTAAAATCATCCTCATCGTAACCTTTAAATTGTTTACGAACTCTATCTCTGCATTCTTCTACAGCTTTATTAGTAAAGGATATGTAACAAATTTCATCAGGAGACATCCCACGTTTTAAAAATCTCTCCACTCTTTTTAAAAGTCTGTGGGTTTTTCCTGTTCCTGGTGGGCCAAAAAACTTAATTGTTTTCCCATGGAGCTTTTGCTTTATTAAATTTGACATCTTTGTTTCTGTGTTCAGTTTGTTTTGGTAATGTTGCAACCCAGTGTCTCGCCTGTACTCCTTGAAATTTTGCACTTTTCTTACATCCAGCTCCTTGTAAGAATATTGTACAATCTTTTTCGGACCAGTTGTACCCTTGTTTTTTCATAAATTGTCTAAAAGTCTCAAGTTTAAATCTAATTTCTTTGCCATCTTGATATATGTTGTCGTGTTCAATCTGATCAAATTCAGTAATCGTATCTGTATCTTCAAAGAATTTTACAATTCTAGTATCAAATACTTCTTTTTTCTCTTCTTCTCCATCAAAACCTTCCATATCTTGTTTGTTAGTTATTAATTCTTCCAACCAATCTCTGTATGGATCTGGATCTCTTTTGCTTGGCTTTAAAGGTCGCCAAACAATATCGTAATTTAATAATCTTTCTCCTAATAATTGTTGTTGATACAATTGTTTTGTGTCAAGTTTAACAACTTTGCCTTGTATTGGTAGGAGCCAGTATGGATCAGGGTAAGAGTTTACTTTAACTAACTTACCTACCTCAGGTATAGCTTCATTTAATCCTATACCATATTTTCTTTTTGCACATTGTGTAGATCCATTACAATACATTCTGGCTACTGATGTTCCACATTTATATGAGTAATCCTTTTTATCAACTTGATCAATAACTTTAGCTATTTCTTTTGGTGTAAGAGGTGGGACACAAATCGTTTTATTCATCTCTCTTATTTCTGCTTCCCAATAATCCTTATCTTCATTTATCTTTTTACACAAAACCCCAACATTAAACATAGCATCATTACGACCTTCACCCTCTCTAATCTGATTCCTAACAAACTTGTTAACACAATTAGGCCATTGTTTTTCTTCGCTGTCTGTTGCTGTTTTTAAATTTTTAAACTGTTCTTTTGTTATTACAAATTGTTTTACATACTCTATGTACTTTTCAAATGATAAACTTTGTGCCTCGTCATCCATAGCACATCGTGTTGGAAATTTCGCGTTTTGATAGGGTAAATTTACAAATTGTCCTTTCTGTTTATCATCCCATTTTTCAGGGGTAAGATCTACAGTGTCTTGTGCAGGAAATATATCTGTCTTTGTATCATTAACACCTAAATCAGAAGCTATAGCTATCATCTTTTTTCTCATTTCTGATGCAGCAACAGGTTCGTCTAAATGTAAAATTAAATGTAAACCATTTGACTTAGATCTATATGGAACAAATGGGTATTTTCTTTTTCTAATTGTTTTTATAAATTTTTTATGATCGATGTTATACCTATCAACATCTATTACTCCCCAACTTGCCGTTGAGTCGTCTCTTATTGGAACAGTACCAAAACTATCTTTACCCTCTAAATGATCAATCCAGTTTTGATCGGTCATTGGAATAGGATTTATCCAACTACGCCATTCGTCTTTTCCGTCAGATCTCTTCTTTCCTAACTTTTTAGACTGACCATGATATGTATCAGACCCTTGGAACAGTTTTTTAAACTGCTCCAAGGATTTATTAAAGTCCATATTTAAAATGGAGTTTTTTCTGATGGTTCTTCTTGGCCGTGTTTTACTTTTACACTGCCACTCATTAAAGATTGTCTAAACTTATAAGCTCTATTTACTAAGCTTTCGTCTTGAACTAATCCCTCTGATGTAATCTCCCAACCATACCATGAACCTAATTGGTTTTTTTCCAAAACAGTTTTCAATCTGTATTGTTGAGTAAATGGTGCAGGTCTGAAGAAACCTTTGCCATCTTTTTTAGGAACTTGCATCATATTCATCATTGAATTCCACTTTTTAGATTTTTTTCTTTGAGTAGATTTCATTGTGATTAATGCTTCACTGGCCATACTTTCTTCGACTACAACTACAAAATGAGAAGCTGTCTCTTCAATGTAGTTTCCAGATTCTAATCTATCTTTACCGTCATCACCTCTATTTGTTTTAGACATGATATCGCTATCAGCTGGATAGATATTTCTAGGTGCATTACTGCCTTCCTGTCCTCTGTCTGCCCATTCAATGTATTCAAACTTGTAATAAGCAGGTATCACTAACATACCCTTATTACCGTCATAGAGTTTATCTGTAACAGTATTGTATATCATTCCTGGTTTCGCAGCTTCAATATACTTTGAATCTCCAGCTGTCACTTGTGGTGATAACTGACCTAAGATTTTAAGAAATGGTAACTGCAGTGATTTGCTATCAATGT